GTTTGATAATACAGGAGATGCATACATGAACCATCCCTTTGAAACTGCATCATAGATTCTCTGTGCAAGTTCCATATCTCCAGCAGAGTATGCAACCGCAGCACGAGCAAATGCTTGTTGCGGCGAATCTTCGTTGTCTAAACAGTAATAGTCTTTAAGAAGTTTATATGCTTGTTCTGATAATTCTTTGTCTTTTGTCTTGTCAATTTGAATGCCGAGGAATTCTGGGTCAAACCCTTCCTCAGCCTTGGGGAAAGTATAAACTTCTGCAAGGCCCATTTGTTATTCTCCTATTTTCTAATGTTTTATGTTCGTTTCCAAGAATTGAAAACTGTTAGTGCTTGTAACCCCTGATAGGTGTTACTATGTATAACTTCCAAAATCTCACCAGAAGTCATACCTTTCAAAATCATATCGTTCACATCTTTTTCTTCTATTGAAGATGGCCATAGACAAACACGATAACCTTCATCTATGCACCGTTTAATTTGTTTACAAACCTCTACATTGCGAGGTTCGTTATCTGGGATAAGAATAGTCTTATCTTTGTATTGAGGTAAACGCAAATCACTTTGAGCAACCGCAATACAGTTGTCCAGAAAAAGACTATCAAAGGGCCCTTCCACGACCAGAATATCATTATCAAAATCCACCCTATCAAGTCCAAATATTTTTGGATGTTTCTTGTCCAGAATAATAGTGATATACTTCTGTGACTCATTACCAAACGCCCGTCCTTGATAAGCAAAGATAGTACCATCCTGTTTTCTGAATGGGATTATCATTCTAGGATGGTCGCCCATCAATGAGGGAAATTTGTTTGGAACAAATTTGTTTGTGAACTCAAAGAATTTTGGACAGAAATATATATCGTTCCAAGCTGCTCTAGGCAGGCTTCTTTTTGATAAAAATTCGATTGCTGGGTGATTTTTTTCTAGGTCATCAAAACTTTTCAAGCCTTCAAATGTTTTGAAGACAGGTTTCTTGAAATCGAACTTAGGGTTCTCAATTGATGCGCCAGGCGTCCTGTCACCCTGCCCATTGGACGTAAGACCTTCTTTGTACCTCTCCATAATATATTCTTTATGAAGACCTGTATCGACATATTCTATCAGTTTAGATAGAGTTGTCCCATGAGAACAATTATGACACTTGTAGAAAAGGTCATTCTTTGTTCTATAAATGAACCCCCTAGCCTTCTTACGGTTCTTTAATGAATCACCACAATATGGACACGAAAAGTTCCATAGGTAATCACTCTTCTTAGTGAAATTCCTAAGTCTAGGGGAGATTAGGGATATGTATTTTGTGTCGATATAATTCATTATTCATCATGATATAATATTTCACCTCAAATGTCAATAGTTAATTGAACTTAACTAATGATTCGATAACAAATCCTATTACGATTGCACCACCGATAATAAGATATCGCCATTTTTCAAGTATGCCTACTCTGCTTTGTAATTCTTCACGCAATTTCATAAACTGCTCGGTTTCTTTACGGCTGTGTTCATTCATCGCATCCACAAGTCTGCGTTCTACTTCTGAGATATGTTGAGTGGTTTCCTTTGCATTTGTTGTAATACGACTATGCAACTCTTGAACGCTATCTCTAAATTGTTTTTCTTGGTCTTCCAATGCTTCTTCCTGTCTTATGAGTTTTTCCTCATGGACAGCCATAATAGTATGCAAAGACTGTGATACATCAGCAATCTTTTCGATTGCCTTGTCTAGTTTGACATGAATAAGTTTCATGTCTTGAACTTCTTTCTTGAGAAGTTCTACTTCTGTCTCTATTGTCTTTACTGTTGCCATATTATTACTCTACCTTCGCATTCACTTTGCGGTGTCCATTCCATGCTACAAATCCACCCAAACGCAATGCCCAGTAGGCAAGATAGTTTAGAAAATGAAACCCATTCTGTTCTATATTTATATCTCTGAATATAACATCGGCTTCTTTCTGTGTCAAGATGCCATATGTTCCTTTTCCTTTTCTTTTTAGGGTTTGATACTTATATGCATAATCATGCACAAGACCACCCATTAATAGAACACCAACAGGGGATAACCATGATGCTAGAAACTTAGGGACACTTGCACCATCGAATTCAAATCCTTTAGGAATGACGTATTCTACTTCATCAAGTTTATATACCCAATCCTTTGAAATTACCCAACGGCGAGTTCCCATCAACCACATCCAAATCGCACCCCAAAAACCTTTACCTTTTGTTGCGATAACAATTGGTTGCATATGTGGCATTTCAGTATACTCAAAGCCAATGAGTTTCTTTTTATTGTCTACACCAAATAGATTGATTACCCAACCTACGATAATTAAAAGTCCTACTACTGTAAACTGCCACCAAGTGACAAGTTGTTCAATAATAAAATCCATATCTCTCTCCCCTTTGGATATTATTTTTGTTCTTCTACAGGTTCTTTATCTTCCTGTGGTTTTACCGCCTCTTCATAGTATAGGATAATTTGTTTCTGTTGCTCTATATATCTTCTTAATTCTGCAAAGTTCAAAGATAGATTTTCATAATCTTTTACACTGATTGCAATGTAACTATCTGCACCATTCTTTGCTTCAAACTCTGCTTTGAATTGTTCAAAGTTTTCTTCTGGTGAAACAACATAAATTTTTATATCATTTAGTTGTACAGGTTTAGGGTGAGGAACAGTTGGTATAGTTCTCTCAACTACTTTTGTTACTGTAACAACTTCTTTTTCAGGTTTCCAAGATAATAATGAACAACCACTAGTTGCTAGGAGCACCAGTGATAGACTCAAGATCATCCCATAATTTATCAGTCGCATCTTGCATTCTCTTCTCTATTAACCCAGGCTTTTTATTCGCCAAATGGGTAAGATTATGTTTATTAAGAGTCGCTCGGAGTTCATCTCCATACTTCTCTGCCTTTTGCAAATCTGTAGTCAATTGATTATTAAGTTCGCTCATTCTTACAGCGTCTTGTTGCATCTTACCAATAGTCTCTTGATTGATTTGATTTGCGGTTTCTAGTTTTGCGTTATTCTCACGCAATGTTGCAATGGTTGCCTGTGTACTATCATAGTAATACTTGGCGCTCCATGCAGCAGCGCCAAGTATACCCACAATAATAATTATTGCGTAAAGTCTAAACATTACTCAGACTTCCAAATTGTCCATGCACCATAGATGATTGCGGCACCAGCAGCAATCTTTGCAAGTGGTGAAAGGAATAGAACCATCACGCCTAGTGCAACAAGAGCTGCACCATCCCATGATGTTCTTTCTTTTAGTCTATCTGTAATCCAGTTCATAGTTATCTCCAAAATGCTAAAGCTTCCCACCAAGATTTTTTAGGTGCGACAGCTTTTGATTTAGTTTCTTTAACTTCCTGTTTATCAGATACAGGAAAAGGCCACGCTGCAGGAGTTTCTAGTGTGCTAGATTTTCTAGGTTTTCTAGTAGTTGTCCTCTTCTTTACTGGCGCAGCTTCTTTTACGGCCGTTTTCTTTGTTTGTTTCTTTGTAGTCATAATATCTCCTAATTAAATGACAATTTTTGATTTGATGTTGCAAAGTCTTTTTTTCTCATTACTGTTTTTGCAACCAAATCTAACTCATTACCATCCCACTTCAACGCAAACGGCATATTAACATCTGTCTGCATATCATTTAGAACAGCCTCAGCGTCTGGGCCGAGTTGTGCAATCTTCTTACCATACTTCTTAAATGATTGCCTGAATAAACGAATTAACTCAGCAACAGTAATTTGTGTTCTGTTGCGAGCATCATTTACTCTATCTAGAAAATGTCGAGTAAACTCAACATCAATACCTACTGCTTTATATAGACGGTCAGCATACTTCTCAACACCATCTAAATCTTGTCTGGTTAGTTGAGCACCACCAGCTGCAGCAGATAAATCCTCAATAGGTTTGTAATTACCCAATGCATATGAATATGATTGTTCATTTGCCACACCAATACGAGTGTGTTGTTTTTCCTTCTTATACTTCTTCATCATCTTCTTGGTTTGGTCTGTCTTTTCAGTTCCAGTGATTTCATCTGGCACAGACTTCTCCAAAGCATCAACATCACCATCTACATCTAAATCTTTAGATGCAAATGCATGATACATCATATGCTTCAATCCTAGCTTTGGATTGTCGTGATGATGTATTTCAATAAATTGTTTGAAAGTTTTCATTATACTGTATTATCCACTAAAATAATGTCAAATGAAGAAGATATATTTGTTCCTGTAGAAGCAATCCCAATTATTTCAACATCAGTTTTTGCTGGTAATCTAATAGAAACTGAATAATTTCTTACATGAGAACCGCCTGGCACATCCATAATATCTCTTGTTCTGAAAGCAGAATTGAATTCTCTTGATAGTAAGGATACTGTCACAGCGTCATTATAAGAACCAACACCAACATACCATGATGTTAAATACCCTGTGCAATGTGCTGGGATAGTATAAAGAGCAAGTTGTGTTTGTCCTAGACCATAAGTTGTTCCAGTTCCAATTGTTCCAATGTCTGCAAGAACTGTTCCTGTTCCAGCAGCGCCAGTAGAAATTATAATATTACCTTCGTTAGTTCCAGTTGAACCAGAAGTAACAACAAAGGCACGAAATACTCTTAGAAATTGGGCAGTTGATGCAACACCAGAACGAACTGTAACTGTTTCTTCTATGGATTCATAGTTTCCATCTAGTCCTTGAATAGTAACTGTTCTCGCACCTGTTCCACTGACACTATCATCTGTATCTGTACTATGGGCATAAACAGTAGATGGTGATGTAAGATATACATACCTTCCACCATACATCCAAATTGTTTCTGGCGCACCACCAATATTTGGATTTCTTCCAAATTTGTTGATAGCAGAGTAACCTGCCAAATCTCCGGCAGAGATAACAATATTAGACGCAGCACCAAAAGTGTTGATGATGTTACCATCTTCATCTGCAATGTTTACTACTTCAAAAATAGTTTTATTGTGTTCAAGATACTCTTGATTGTCTATTCTCCACTGTGCCATTTTTTATTTCTCCAAAATTTGCAGAACTAAAGGACCTTTTCCTTTTAAAAGTCGATGATAAATCATATTCTCTATATGAAAAGTTTTACCCACTTCTAAAAGAACTGGCAATTCATTGTCCATCTGTAGTTTCCAACCTTCACTTTCTAATACTGTTATCTCTCTATTCCTTTTGTCTCTATGCCAAATTAATTCTTCTTCTGGAACTTCATTGAAAATTCTGACAAATAAGTTTTTGTCAAAAAGATCCAGTTGATCCATATAAGGATTCATTACCAGTAAAAATTCCCACCACCAGATAAACCAAGTTGTTTAGCATAACGAGGTAAATTACAGGCCCAGTAAGCAGCAGTTGTTCTATCTTTCTGTGTAGAACATTGATGCCGAGCAGCAAAACTCTTTCGTGCTTCTGGATTGTTGAGTTTAACTTTTAGTCCAGTCGTATCTCCCCAAGTTACTTTCTTAATATTACCTGTGCTTGGGTCACGAACATAAACGTAGTATTTTTTAGGTCCGCCGGCCTTTGGTTTACCCAACTCAACATCTTTTTTATCTTCTTCTTCCTCAATCATGGGACAGTCTAATGGAACAATCTGGCCATCAGAAAGAGTGGCTACTCTACCTAGGTCTCCTTCCATAAGTTCTTTATCAAAACCTGTTGGTTGATATGTTCCTTCTTGATACTGCTTTCTCATTCCATTGAAGAAATCAAAATACTTTTCTGATCCTACACGATAAAAATTCTGCTCAATTAGATTTACTTCTTCTTTCATCATTGGACAATTCTTTTCGTGTTTTTCATTTTTCATTTCGCAATGAGGACAATGTTCTTCGTCAATTTTCTTACCCTCTTTATTGTACTTGCCTGATTTCTTTTTGGCAATTGCAATTGCTGCTTGTTGAGCCCAAGATGTAGCTTCACCTAATTTAGCATCAATCTTTTGACGAAGTTCTGCGGGTAGTTCTTTGTAATGATAAAGTTTCTGACTGTTTTTGCTGTGTGTTTTTCCAGTCATTACTACACCATTATATGCGTGTTGATCTCCTTTCCATTCTTTACCGTCAGCAGTATAATGGCCCTCTGATCTCCAACTATGTTCATCTGCTTCACCAAAACTTTCTTTACGAACTTTAGCTGCAAGATCAGCATCTGCTTTGCCCCAAGTGCCTTTACTTTTGGAAATAAAAGAGTTTACTCGGGCATGACCCCACTGCTCCGGTGTTGTACCTGGACGATGTCCTGTTCTCCAAGCAGCCATACCTCGATCATAAACTTGTTTTAGAATACTTGCAGAAATACCAGAGGCTTCTGCTTTCTTTTTAAGAGAAGTTGCAGCTTCTTCTTTATAGAGTTGTGGAAACTTTTTTCTTACTGCAACTGTGTGCTTTGAAAGTTTTGTCTTTGCACCCTTATCTCCTGGTGCAGGTTCATATGCAGAGGGATCGTTATCATCTTTGGCAGCTCCTCTTTCAAAATGTTTTGCTCGAGCTGTCTTTGTGGACTTAGACATCTTATCACCTTCAGCATCTTTGGCATAATACTTAGCCGGTTGTGTTCCTTCTCGATCTTTAATATCTTTGTCTTGTTTTACTGCCTCATTATTGGGAACACAATTCGGAACCATCTTTCCATTTTTCTTTTTCATTCCGACTTGTCGATAACCATCCCAACAATTTTCATCTAGATATTTTTTGACTGAATCTACTATACTTTTCATTACTTATCATCTCTAGATTTACTATATAAAAGTTCTCTAACCATCTCTGCAACTTCATCTATGTTTTTTTCATTTTCATGAAGCATTTGTTTTATAGTTTTTACGTCGTTTTGTATGACAGCTATGTCTTGAGAGTTTTGTGTGACTCTTGAAATTGCTGAACGATTTTCTGTAACTCTAACATCTGTTTCTGATGCCCACCAAATTGCTGCACCTAATTGCGATGTTAGAAATACTCCTAGAGCTACTGAAGGACCACTAAATTCCATTTGTTGTTCTCCAACATTTATTTCCAGTTCTTGTCGACAGTAAAGTTAGCTCTAGAAAATTCTAAACGATCAACTAATTTCATAGCTTTACCTATGTGATCGATTGCGACAAAACCTTCTGGGGCTGTTACTCTATAACCGTCTGGCGTCCGAATAAATGTTCCTATATTTTCTGCCCTTTCCAATTTTCTTATTATTATTGTCTTGGCAGTTTGCAGTGTAATATATGTCGCAATTACATAATAAAAATCTTTCTTATATTTATTATATTCTGAAAGTCCACTCTTTTTTACCTGTTCCCATTTCTTCTTACCATCTTTACTTTTAATACTTGCAATCTTTTTATTAAGTCTTTCAGTATAAAATTTTTCAAAAAAGTTTGTAACTTTTTCTGTGTTTTCTACTTTCTCTCCTCCACGAATATAGGAGTTTAGAAATATTTTCATCGTTCCACCGGGTGTCCATTCGTTTTTTGCTTTAACATCTTTCTCGATAACACGAAGATAATTAGATGCTTTTTTCAAAGAACCTGATGCCATGTTTAATATTTTTTGAAACTGTTTTGCTTCGGCAGAAGTAAACTTAACATTGCCCGATGTATCTCTGAATGTTGCATCCGTTGACCACACTGCACTTGTCTTACTCAATTTATCTGACTTTACTCCAAACTTGGCCTTTAGATTTGTCATTTTTCTTCCAGAGTATTGTGTGTGCCATACAACTCCGATCTTTGCAGAACGAATCGTTTTTGCTAGATCATCTGCTAAAGGAATTGCATATGTAATTGTATTTGGAGTAAAGACTATCGAAGGTTCTCCACCAATGTCTGATGTTGATAAATCTTCTTGCGTGAAAAGTAAATCTCCTTGCCAGATACCAGGTATTTTAAGTTTCTTAAAATGATCTAATGCAACGTGAAGTTTTGGTCCAGGACCACCAGGATGATTCTTATCAATGTCTGCATGAGTATAATTAATTAATGGTCCAACTCGACCACCTTCTTCTTTTGGTACATTGAAAATTGCCTTTGTGCCAACAAAGAACTTTCCATTCTCAGGATTAGTTCCTGCAAAGATAGCGGGTGCACCATCCCACTTCACGGTCACATTCATTTTTCTTTTACTGTAACCTTGAAGCATATCACTTAATGAAGAAAGAAAGGCAACAGCGTTTTTGCCACCCATTGATCCGTTGTTGATAATCTCATCTTCAAGATGTTCCAGATGAGTATTCTTATCTTCTGTTA